CGAAGCGTCGGTTACGAAGAGGAACGATCTCCCACGCTCCGAGCCGGGGTTGTGCCGGGTGTCGCAATCGAAAACCATCCGGCAAACGGCCGATGTAAGGTTTCCGAGGACGGAATGGTGCAGACGCTCACTTCCCGTATGGGAACGGGCGGTATGAACGTACCACTGGCAATACAGCCGTTCGGTATCTGTTCCGACAAGAGCAATTCCATGCTGTCGGATAATCCACACAGCGGCATTTACAAGGCTGAAACTTCCCGCACCCTGGACGCGAACGGCGGAAATCCCGGCTGTAATCAAGGCGGTATCGCCGTGGTTGCCTTACAGGGTTCCATGATCGGACGCGAGGATAAAAACGGCCCCCAGGGCAGCGGCATCGATGAAGATGTGTCTTTCACATTGAATACGGTCGACCGCCACGCCATAGCGTATGCCATGACCACAGGCTGCTTTTCGCAGGTCACGGAGGAAAAATCACCGACGCTCATGTCGCGTGATTATAAAGACCCGCCGCTTGTGAACCAGCCGGACTACATCGTCCGCAGGCTGACGCCCACAGAATGCGCACGGCTTCAAGGCTTCCCGGACGGCTGGTGCGCTGACCTCGGTACGGATAGTCCGACCGAGGCGGACATTGCGTTTTGGGCAGGGGTATGGGAGACGCATCGAAAAATCATGGGTACAAGCGAAAAACCGAAAAGCCGCAGGCAGATTATCAAATGGCTGCGGAATCCGCACGCCGACGCCGCCGAATACAAGATGTGGGGCAACGGGGTCGCCCTGCCTTGCGTCTGTTTTGTGCTGGCAGGTATTGTGGAAAAAGAAAAAGGCGCGGATTAACCGCACCTCCATTTTATTCTTACTTGCGCGGTGGCTTTACATTGACGTCAGGCCTGATGCCGCCGTCAACCTCTCCGTGTTCGTTTTCAAAGGCTTTGATGTTATCCCGTATTAAAACAAGAATATGGCTGTTGACTGAGCGGCCTTCATATTCGGCCACGAAGCTCAGCTTTTCCAGCATCTCTTCCTCAATCCGGATGGATACGCTTTTTACTGCCATGGAACCCCTCCTTGCAACATTTTGGATATACTACGTATCCATTTTATAGTCGGCCTGTGGTATAATGGCAGAAACAGATATGCGGTATATCTAATTTATGTTTATGGGAGGGGCAATGAAAAATGTCGGAAATCCGGAGCGCCGGTCAAGGTATTTCGGCCTGAATAAGAGAAAGTACTTGCTATCGAACCCATTTAGAGTCATAGATATACCCACCAAAAGAAAGGTGGGCATTAAAGATGGATGATAAGCTGAGAAAAGCCATGGATGAATTCATTACGCACAGGCTCGGCGATTTAGGAACAGATTCTCCCGCCCAGGTCACCGAAGCAATTACAAATGTGAGCCGCTGTTCGGATAGACTGGCGGGCTCGTTGACGGAAGAACAGCATGAATACTGGATAGCGTTGGAGAACGCGCTTTCCCTGCAAGCTGGTGAGGAAGCGCGTTATTATTATAAGTCGGGGTTTAACGACGCCGTCCATTTCCTGCTGGGATGGAATGCTTTATGATCAAGCCAACGGCTTATTTTGTAAGACGCCCGTTTCGGCTGGAAGATTTAAAGCGGCCCCACTCCCTTTCCGATGAAAAGCCCTATATAATTGAAAAGACTATCATCCTCGCCGCCATCGACTACGAAAACTTTGTAACCGACCTGTGCGTAGACCGATGGTTTATTGAGAACAACACAAAATTGTGCCATGTGGATAGAAACGGCGTCTGGCATTGTATCCTCGTGCGACAGCGCAGCCGCGTGGATGGGGTGCTGGTCATGTCCGGCGGTCGGGACTTCTCCTTGTGGGCTGCATACATACCAATAAGCTGAGAGAGTCCGGGTCGAGCTCTTTTTGCTATGTCATATCCAAGGGTGCCGCATGGTTTTTCCTTGATATTTTTTCGCCTGTTATCACAAAATGCTTGCTATCTCAGGTGTTTAGAGCGAATATGTGATACAACGAAGGGCGAGAAGCCCGCGAAATCAAGGAAAAATGGGGGAAACGAATATGAAACTTAGCTACAACGTAACCGGCTCGGAGCGCAAGTCACTGGTTGGCGCAATCAGTACGACGCTGAACGCCCCTGCCAAATACCTCGGCGCACCAACCTTCGCTTACGAGGTCGGAAGCTACCACATCGACAAGGTCGGAACGCTCACGGGTCCCGACAGTCTCGACCTGGAGGATGCACTTCACCAGCAGGGCTTTAGCGCAGACGGTGACACCCGCAAGTACGATGAACCCGACACCTACGAGAGCGGGCTTGGCGGCATGGGCGCACTTGACGAATTTCCGGATATTGACCAACACCACCCCGAACAGTATGCGAAGCCAGACGTACCCATTACCGAAGCCATGCAAAGGCAGATTGATGAAGTGGTTTCTTTCGAGGATTTGCGAATGGACGGACGTGAGGAACTGGGGCTTGGACGCACTCCCAGAGAGGACTTCCAAGGCGAAAACGGAATGCAGGCAAGTGATGTCCCAGAACCTGATGAGGATATCGGACTGGTGGTTGAAATGCCACGCTCCTCCTTCACCGATACGGCGCTCGAGAACCTCAAGCGCCTGGTCGAAAGTAAGGGAACCCTTATCAAAAAGGCTCTCGGCGCGGAAACACTCGAACTTGAAATAACAGATGACAAGGTGGGGTTCCCGTGGTTCGAGGACGGCACCGACCCGGATGCTGTCAAGGCATACACGCATTTCGTCGCTACCCTTTGCGAGATGGCACGGGTACAGAAAAGGGTCACCGCCAAGGAAAAAGAGACCGATAACGACAAATACGCTTTCCGCTGCTTCCTTCTCCGGCTCGGCTTTATCGGAGCGGAATACAAAGAAGAACGTAAAATTCTGCTCCGCAATCTGACAGGCAGCTCGGCATTTAAAACTCCGAAAAGTGAGGTAGCTGACGATGAACAATAATTTTCCATCAAGAGAGACTGTGGAGCGTATCCGAAAACAATACCCGGTCGGCTGCCGTGTGGAGCTTCTTCGCATGGACGATGTTCAAGCACCGCCACTCGGTACAAAGGGCACCGTACGATATGTCGATGACATCGGCAGCTTGGGTGTCGCGTGGGACAACGGCAGTTCGCTTCAAGTGGTTTATGGCGAGGATTTATGCAGAAAGCTGGAGGATACGAACGATGGACAGTAAAGTTAAAGAGCAAATTCTCGCTGTCCGTGACACCGGACTGACAAATATGTTCGATGTCAGCACCGTCCAGCGCATTGCCCATGAAATGAACTTCTTCGAGCTGGTGCTTTTCCTTGAGGAACATAAGGACAAATACGTCCAATTCATCCTCACGGGTGAGGAATAACGCTGTAAATCACACAATTTCTGCGGTAGTAACAGCCTTAAAATTCGTGCAGTTTATACCCGGATTTATCGCGTAATTGCCTGGATACAGTGTGCTTTTAGAGGTAATATGTGACTACCGAAAGGGAAAACACACCAAACGGAGGAAACGAAAATGAACGAAAAACAATGGAAACAGGTTGAAGAACAGCTTCCTGCAGGAGCGAAAATCCTGCGAACCTATAACGCCTTCGAGAACGGCGAATTGCGGATAATCGTGCAACTCCCCGGCGAGCGGTTCGAAACCCGCTACATCGCCCACTTTGAGGGCGAGGACGTAAAACTGGAACACAGACCGTAACAAACAGCAAAACAGCCGAGGACACCCCGAAAAGCACCGAGCCGGTGTGGCGGGGCTGTCTCTCCTATAATAGACTTTGAAGGCTTGCTTATGGCAGGTCTATTTTTATGCTCGGAAGGAGGCCGCGGATATCAGAAAGCTAAAGAAATACAAACAGACACAGTTTAAAACCACAGATTCTGTTTACGACAAGGCCTCCGCCGACTATGCTGTAGCTTTTGTCGAAGCCCTTGCCCACACCAAAGGCACATGGGCCGGCAAGCCCTTCGAGCTGATTGATTGGCAGGAGCAAATTATCCGCGACGTGTTTGGAACCCTCAAACCGAACGGCTACCGCCAGTTTAACACCGCCTATGTTGAGATACCGAAGAAGATGGGAAAAAGTGAGCTTGCGGCGGCTGTTGCCCTGTTGCTCACCTGCGGGGACAATGAGGAACGCGCCGAAGTTTACGGCTGCGCCGCTGACCGAAATCAAGCATCCATTGTGTTCAATGTGGCGGCGGATATGGTGCGAATGTGCCCTGCACTTTCTAAACGCGTCAAAATTCTTGATGCAACCAAGCGGCTCATTTATCAGCCTACCGGGAGCATTTATCAGGTGCTGTCGGCAGACGTCGGCAACAAGCACGGATTTAATACCCACGGTGTGGTGTTTGATGAACTGCACACCCAGCCGAACAGAAAATTATATGACGTCATGACCAAGGGCAGCGGTGATGCGAGAATGCAGCCGCTGTATTTTCTGATCACCACCGCTGGGGATAACCAGAACAGCATCTGCTGGGAGGTGCATCAGAAGGCACTGGATATTATTGACGGCAGAAAGCACGATCCAACCTTCTACCCGGTGATTTACGGCGCGGCTCAAGAGGACGACTGGACAGACCCCAAGGTGTGGAAGAAGGCGAACCCATCCCTCGGTATTACGGTGGGTATGGATAAGGTCAGGGCAGCGTTTGAGTCGGCAAAGCAGAACCCGGCCGAAGAGAACAGCTTCCGGCAGCTCCGACTGAACCAATGGGTCAAGCAAGCTGTGCGCTGGATGCCGATGGACAAATGGGATGCCTGCGCATTCCCCGTGGATGAAAAGTCGCTCGAAGGTCGTGTCTGCTACGGAGGGCTTGACCTTTCATCCTCCACCGATATCACGGCATTTGTTCTGGTATTTCCCCCATTGGATGAGGATGACAAATACAGTGTAATGCCCTTCTTCTGGATACCGGAGGACAACATCGACCTGCGTGTGCGCAGAGACCATGTGAATTATGATGTCTGGAAAAAGCAGGGCTTCCTGAAAACCACCGAGGGCAATGTGGTGCATTACGGCTACATCGAGCAATTCATCGAAACCCTCGGTGAGAAATACAACATCCGTGAAATTGCCTTCGACCGCTGGGGAGCTGTCCAAATGACGCAAAACCTTGAAAACCTTGGCTTCTCGGTCGTGCCCTTCGGTCAGGGTTTTAAAGATATGAGTCCTCCGACAAAAGAACTGATGAAACTGACGCTGGAGGAAAAACTCGCCCACGGCGGCCACCCGGTACTCCGCTGGATGATGGATAACATCTTTATCCGCACCGACCCGGCCGGCAACGTCAAAGCTGACAAAGAGAAAAGCACCGAGAAAATCGACGGCGCGGTAGCCACCATCATGGCGCTTGACCGCGCGATTCGGTGCGGCAACGATACGGGCGAAAGCGTGTACAACACACGCGGACTGCTCGTTTTTTAATTGGAGGGAACTGCCTATGAACATCTTTAAGGGAATATTCAAAGCCCGCGACAAGCCTAAAAACTTAGGCGGCGGCACCAGCTTTTTATGGGGCGGCTCGTCCTCCGGCAAGGTTGTAAACGAAAAAACAGCCATGCAGATGACTGCGGTTTACTCCTGCGTCCGCATATTATCCGAAGCAATCGCGGGGTTGCCGCTGTTTGTGTATAAATACGGCGACGATGGCAGCAAGGACAAATATCTTGAACATCCGCTGTGGCGTGTGCTGCACGACGAGCCAAACCCGGAGATGACATCGTTTGTTTTCCGGGAAACCATGATGAACCACCTATTGCTGACGGGCAACGCCTACGCTCAGATTATCCGCAACGCACGCAGCGACGTCGTGGCGCTGTATCCCCTCATGCCCAACCGCATGACTGTGGACCGGGATTCGCAAGGACGGCTTTATTACCGCTACAGAAAAAGCAGCGACGATGCGCCGGAGGTCAGCAAGAACAAGCCGAGCGATATTATCCTCGCGCCGAGTGATGTGCTGCACATTCTCGGTTTAGGCTTTGACGGGCTGGTCGGCTATTCACCGATTGCAGTGGCTAAAAACGCCGTGGGACTTGCCATGGCCGCCGAGGAATACGGTGCGAAGTTCTTCGCCAACGGTGCGGCGCCAAGCGGGGTGCTCGAACATCCCGGCACATTAAAGGACCCGGAGCGCATCCGGGAAAGTTGGCAGTCCACCTTTGGCGGCAGCGCCAACAGCAATAAAATCGCCGTGCTGGAGGAGGGTCTCAAATATACACCTATTGCCATCTCTCCTGAGCAGGCCCAATTTTTGGAGACACGTAAATTTCAGATCAACGAAATCGCGCGTATCTTCCGTGTGCCGCCCCATATGTTGGCGGATTTGGAAAAATCCTCGTTCTCCAATATCGAGCAGCAGTCGCTTGAGTTTGTGAAATACACCCTAGACCCGTGGGTCATCCGCTGGGAACAGGCAATGAACAAGTCGCTCCTGCTGGAAAGCGAAAAGCGTGATGTGTTCACCAAGTTCAATGTGGACGGGCTGCTTCGCGGCGATTATCAGAGCCGCATGACAGGCTACGCTACGGCGCGGCAAAACGGCTGGATGAGCGCCAACGATATCCGGCAGCTTGAAAACCTCGACCGGATACCGGCGGGGCTTGGCGGCGACCTTTACCTGATCAATGGTGCAATGACCAAATTACAGGACGCCGGCGCGTTCGCCAATACAAATACAACAGAACCGGAGGAATCTTCAGATGGACAAAACAAATCGGGCGGCAAGCCCAGGCAAAGTCCCCGTCAGGGCGCGTGACAAAGCGCATTTCTGGAACTGGGATAATGACGAGGAATCGGGCGTCCGCACCCTCTGCCTTGACGGCACCATTGCGGACGAGAGCTGGTGGGGCGATGAAATCACGCCACGAATGTTCAAGGATGAGCTGTTTTCCGGCAGCGGAGATATCGTTGTTTGGATCAACTCTCCCGGCGGGGACTGCGTGGCAGCTTCTCAGATTTACACCATGCTCATGGACTACACGGGCAATGTCACCGTGAAAATCGACGGTCTGGCAGCGAGCGCTGCTTCTGTCATTGCAATGGCGGGTACCGAGGTGCTTATGGCTCCTACGGCACTGCTCATGATTCACAATCCGATGTCAATCGCTATCGGCGATACCGAGGAAATGCAGAAGGCCATCGCCATGCTGGACGAGGTCAAGGAAAGCATTATCAACGCCTACGAAATCAAGACCGGGCAGTCCAGAGCGAAAATATCCCATCTCATGGACGGTGAAACCTGGATGAACGCTAACAAAGCTATCGAGCTTGGTTTTGTGGACGGAATCTTAGAGGACACCAAGCGCGGTCATGCCGAAGACGTGGTCTTTGCGTTTAGCCGCAGGGCGGTTACCAATTCACTTATGAACAAGCTCATCTCAAAATCCGCTCCGAAGTCAGAGCAAAAGAAGCAGGATTCGCCGACCGGCGTTTCCATCGAAGCGGCCATGCAGAAACTGCAGGCCCGTAAATACATTTAACGGAGGTTTTATTATGAAAAAGGTACTCGAAATGCGCGAAAAGCGCGCAAAGGCATGGGACGCTGCAAAGGCGTTTCTGGACACCCGCGCCAAGGACGGCGTCCTTTCCGCAGAGGATAATGCGACCTACGACAAAATGCTTGCGGATATTGACGCGATGGCGCGTCAGATCGCCCTTGAGGAAGACCGCGTGGCAAGAGATGCCGCGATGGCGCAGCCCACCAGTTCTCCCATCACTGCAAAGCCCAATGCTCAGGATGGGAAGCCCGTCCACTTCAGAGCGACCGCCGAATACCGCGAGGACTTTTTAAACCTCGTGCGCGGCAAGCGTCCCGTTCACAATGTCATAGAGGAGGGCACCCCTTCTACCGGTGGCTATCTTGTTCCGATCGAGTTCGACAGGAATCTTGTCCGGGCACTTGAACGCGAGAACGTCATTCGTTCTATTGCAAAGGTGATTACCACCGCCGCACCGCACAGGATAAACGTCGCACTCACCGATGTATCCGCTGACTGGGTGGCGGAGTCCGGCACCTTTACGCCCAGCACGCCCACCTTCAATCAGCTTTCCCTCGATGCGTACACCCTCCGTGCGGCGGCGCTGGTTTCGGAGGAACTGCTTCAGGATTCCATGTTTGACCTGGAGGACTATCTCATCAGCAATTTCGCCCTCGCTTTTGCAGCCAAGGAAGAGCAGGCTTTCTGTGTCGGCATCGGCGAAGGGCAACCCACCGGTATCTTCACCGCAAAGGGCGGGGATGTTGGTGTGACGACCGCCGGCGCAACTGACATCAAAGCGGATGAGCTCATCGACCTCACCTATTCCCTCAAAGACGGCTACAAGAAAAACGCCAAATTTGTTTTGAGCAGCGCTACTCTTGCGGGTATCCGTAAGCTCAAAGACGGTAACGGCGCATATATGTGGCAGCCGTCCCTGCAGGCAGATCAGCCCGACCGTCTGCTCGGCTTCCCGGTGTATGTCTCCCAGTATGCTCCGACTCTTGCGGCAAACGCATACACCGTCGCTTTCGGTGACTTCCAGAATTACTGGATTGCCGACCGCAGCGGCAGAACCGTGCGCCGTGCGGATGAGCTGCATATCGCCAACCTGCAAACCGGCTTCTATGCTTTCCAGCGTGTGGACGGCAAGACCGTATTGCCCGAAGGCATCAAGCTGCTCAAGCAGCACGCGTAAGGAGGGCTGGCCCATGAGTGACTATAACGCAAAAAACTACACCGAACAGGGCGGCGAGAAAACCGTCATCGGCGGCACGCTGGAAATACAGGAGGGAGCCTCGGTAACGGGACTTACCTCCACCGCTGCACCGGCTTCCGCAGCTGCCCTTGGCGGTGTGAAAGCCGTGGCCAAAGGCGCCGGCGATACTGTTGAGGCAAAAATTGGCAGCGACAGGAAACTGTATGTGCCGACCTATCCGGTCGTACCTGCAGCCGCAAATCAGGCGGACAGTACCGCCACCGATGCCGCCGGGCTGGTGACTGACTTCAACACCCTGCTTGCCAAGCTGAAAGCGGCGGGTTTGATGGCGGCGGATGAATAACGGGAGGTGAGCGGCATGACGCCAACGGAACTGTTACCGAAAGTCAAAGATAACCTGATTCTGCAGCATGATCAAGACGATGAACTGCTCCTGCGGCTGATTGCCGCCGCCGTCTCCTACGCGGAGAGTTACCAGCACTTTCCCGAGGACTATTATACCAATAACCAGATGCCACCCACCACAGAGCAGGCCGTGGTTATGCTGTCGTCCCACTTTTATGAATCCAGGGACGGCAGCACAGGCGGCTTTTTTGCTGACAATGTGCAGGCGGGGCAGCAGGTCTGGAACACGGTCAACACCCTTCTCCGGCTGGACCGGGATTGGAAGGTGTGAGTATGAGCTACGGAAAAATGAACACTTTCGTTGACATTATCACCACGGCGCCGGTCAAGGATGCGGAGGGCTTCGTTACGCATGGAGATACTGTCTTGGCAAGCGTCCGCGCCTTTAAGGAAGTCCGGAACACATCTGCAAAGTGGGAGCACATCATCGGTAACGCCGCGTTTTCCAGTATATCGGCGATGTTCCGTTTCCGCAAAATTCCTGATGTGGATGTTGATACCACGCTGTTTATCTCCGATGCGGACGGTCGTTACAACATCGTCAGCGCGGAGGATGTGCGCGGGCGTGGGATGTATGTCGAGGTGCTGGCGGAAAAGACCGAAGGGAGCGTGAAATAAATGGCCCGCTGTGACATCCAAATGCCGGAGGATTTCCTGCTGAAGCTTGCTCGCCTTGGTGAGAAAACCGATGAAATCTTGCCAAAGGTGCTGGAGGCGGGCGGAGAAGTCGTGGAAGCCAAAGTAAAGGACAATCTGCAGGCTGTGATCGGTCATGGCACTAAGGAAGAAAGCCGTTCCACAGGCGAGTTGCTCTCGGCGCTGGGTGTTTCCGCCGCAAGACAAGATAAGGACGGCAATTTCAATGTAAAAATAGGCTTTTCAGAACCCCGTCCTGATGGAAAAAGCAATGCCATGATTGCCGGAGTCCTGGAATACGGCAAGCACGGTCAGGCTCCGAGGCCCTTCTTGAAGCCCGCAAAATCCCAGAGTAAAAACGCCGCCATCGAAGCGATGAAGGTAAAGCTTGAGAGCGAGGTGGACGGCATATGAGCATGCTTTCCGAACTGAATACTATTCTCACGCCCATTCTCCCTGTGGAGACGGGCGTTTTTTCCGGCATCCCACCTGACGAATACCTTGTGCTTACCCCGATGACAGACGGATTCGCCCTGTTCGGCGACAATATGCCGCTCATCGATGTATCCGAGGTGCGGATTTCGCTTTTTTCCAAGGGCAACTACCTCCTGAGGAAAGGGCAGATAACCTCTGCGCTGCTCGGTGCAGAGTTCACTATCACCGACCGCAGGTATATTGGGCATGAGGCTGATACCGGCTATCACCATTACGCCATTGATGTGGCGAAAGAATATGAAATGGGGGATTTTTGATATGGCAACCATTGGACTTGATAAGCTCTACTACGCTCCGATCACCGAAGCGCCCATCATCGGCGCCGAGACGTATGGCACTCCTGTCATGCTGGCGAAAGCCATCAGCGCTGAGTTATCCGTGGAACTTGCCGAGGCTACTCTCTATGCTGATGACGGTGCTGCCGAGGTGGTTAAAGAATTTAAGAACGGCAAGCTGACACTCGGCGTGGACGCAATCGGCCGCAGTGTCGCAGTGGCGCTCACAGGCTCGACCGTGGATGAAAACGGCGTCCTTATCTCGGCTTCAGAGGACGGCGGCACTCCCGTGGCCATCGGCTTCCGGGCGAAGAAATCTAACGGCAAGTACCGCTACTTCTGGCTCTACCGGGTGAAATTCGGCGTGCCATCCACAAACCTTGCCACCAAAGGCGACAGCATCACCTTTTCCACGCCAACCATCGAAGGCACAGTCATGCGCCGCAACAAAACCGATGACAATGACAACCATCCCTGGAAAGCGGAGGCCGATGAGGACGATACTGATGTAACGGCGGCGACGATCAGCGGCTGGTACACATCGGTCTATGAGCCGGAATTCACCGGGGAATAAGGAGACTCAGCATGGATAACGAACGCAGCGCAAAAATTAATATCGGCGGCGCGGAATATGAACTGGTCTTGACCACCCGCGCCACCAAGGAGATCGCCCGCAGGTATGGTGGTTTGGAGAATTTGGGCGAGAAGCTGCTTCAGGCCGAGAACTTTGAGCTGGCCCTTGATGAGATTATCTGGCTGATCACACTTTTGGCCAACCAGAGCATCCTCATCTACAATCTGAAGCATAAGGACAAACCGCAAGATGTCCTCACAGAGGACGAGGTGGAACTTCTGACCTCGCCTTTGGAGCTGGCCACCTATAAAGCGGCGATCACGGAGGCAATGTTCAAGGGCACGGCTCGGAATATTGAAAGCGAGGCAGACTCAAAAAACGCGGAGGTCGGGTAAGCGACGATGAGTTGTTTACCCGACTCTTGTATTACGGCACAGTTCATCTGAACCGCTCTGAGGAAGAAACGTGGCTCACGCCCATCGGCCTCCTGATGGACTTGTGGGAGTGCCACAAACAGTTCCTCGGCTTGGCGAAGCCGAAAAGAGAGATATTCATTGATGAGGTTGTTCCGGATGGTATATAGGAAAAACCCAAGATCTTTACTTCTAGTAAATACTGTGTTACCATCCAGGTAAACGTAAATTAAGCTGGCGGATTGTATAAATTCACAGCCCGCTACCTTACTCATCCTACTAAAAGAATGATTCTGGATTCTATATCGAACTCTATGTCAAACTATTTTTGGAGGGGTGTTGTAATGATATTGGCAGAACGCGAAAACGGAATTTTTAATGAGTGGAAATCAAATCTTCCTCAAGAGCAACGGGTTAACTTTATACCTGACGGGATTGTCGATGAAAAGCGATGGAATGAAGCCAAAGTTAAAGTGCTGTACTTACTGAAAGAAGTAAATGGCGGAACCGATTGGGATGAGAGGGAGTATTTAGCCGGATACAATACGATTCCTGAATTCATTAATACTCATTCCCCATCCATAGACGCTTTGATTACATGGACATATGGATTAATGAACGGCAACCCGGATGAACTCTGGTCTAAGGTTCTGTCGACTACAGCAGATAAGGCGGTACAGAGTGCCTTGTTATCAGAAATCGGTGTTGTCAATTTCAAAAAGATATCTGGATTTGGTGTGACTGACTTAAAATCCTTAGATGCATTTGCTACGGAGTCATACAATCAAGAAATGCTTAGGAAGCAGTTGGCGCTCTATCATCCAGATGTTGTGGTCTGCGGCGGGACGGCATATTACTTAACTGCTCTTTATGAGGAAGACTTCGCTGCTAAAAAGTGGAACACTACAAACCGAGGCGTTCCATATGCAAAAAAGGAAAGCACAATATATATAGACTTTTGCCATCCTCTTATTCGAGCACCTAAAAATATGATTTACTATAGTTTACTTGATGCGGTAAAAGAAATTGAAGGGCTAAGATGAGCGCACGGCTTTGAATCCCTACCGCTAGAATGGGTGGTGAAGGTTGAATTAGAGCATTTTATTACCCAAATAGCAGATTGTGTGTATGCTTACGGGCAACCTTTATCGCCCTCGCATGGAAAACATAACCTATAGAAGTAAAAAGCTACAAGGGGGCAATCTTCGGATTGCTCCTTTTTCATGCCCTTTTCAAGGAGGTGAGACGGCGTGGCAGATAATTTTGGCTTGAAAATAGGTATCGAGGGTGAGAAGGAGTTCAAAAACGCCCTCCGCGACATCAATCAGTCCTTTAAGGTGCTCGGCAGCGAGATGAAGCTGGTCTCCTCCGAGTTTGACAAGCAGGACAAATCTGTAGCAGCAGTGGCTGCTCGGAACGAAGTTCTGAATAAGGCGATCGACGCCCAGAAGGAAAAGATATCTGCCCTGGAAGCTGCTCTCAAGAATGCAGCCGAGAGCTTCGGCGAAAACGACCGCCGCACCCAGAACTGGGCAATCCAGCTGAACAATGCCAAGGCCGAGCTCAACGGCATGGAGCGGGAATTGGAGGAGTCCGCAGACGAAGCAGACAAACTGGGCGACGGACTGAAGGAGTCGGGCGACGCGGCCGAAAAATCCGGCTCCAAGTTTGAGAAACTGGGCGGCGTGCTCAAAGGCATTGGCGCGGCAATGGGCGCTGTTGCGGTCGCCGCAGGAGCTGCCGCCATCAAGCTGGGCAAGGAGGTCATACAGCAGTTCGGGGAATTGGAGCAGAATCTGGGCGGCTCAGAAGCCGTCTTTCAGGGCTACGCTGACCATATGCAGAGAATCGGGGAAGACGCCTATAAGAATATGGGCGTGTCGCAGTCGCAGTATCTCGCCACTGCCAACAAAATGGGCGCTCTTTTCCAAGGCTCAGGGCTTGATGTGGAGAAATCCGCAGAACTGACCGAAAAGGCCATGCAACGGGCTGCGGATATGGCGTCTGTCATGGGCATCGATATGCAGCAGGCGCTGGATTCCGTAGCAGGCGCCGCCAAGGGCAACTTTACCATGATGGACAACTTGGGCGTGGCCATGAACGCAACCAACATCGAGGCCTACGCCCTCTCGAAAGGGCTGGATTTTGTTTGGAGTTCCGCCACCCAAGCGGAAAAAGCGGAAGTCGCCATGCAGATGTTCTTCGAGAGTACGGAGCAGTATGCAGGCAACTTCGCCAGAGAAGCCACGGAAACCATCAGCGGCTCAATGGGCCTTTTTAAAGCTGCCCTTGGCAGTTTTACAGCGGGGCTGGGTAATGCCGATGCGGACATGACAAAATTAACAGGAAACCTGGTAGATGCTTTTCAGGCGGTGGTCAAGAACATCGTGCCGGTGATTGAGAACATCGTGGCGGCGCTGCCCCCGGCGATGGACGCCATCCTCTCGGCTATTGGCGACATATTGCCCATGCTCCTGGAAACGGTGACGGAGCTGTTCACACAGGTGCTGGAAACGCTACTTAGCCTGATGCCCGAACTGATCCCCGCTGTCGTGGAAGCGGTGATGACCATTGTCGGCGCGCTGATCGACAATCTGCCCCTGCTCATTGAAGCGGCGGTGCAATTAATTACAGCCCTTGTGGAAGGGCTTGGCTCCGCTCTCCCGGAACTGATTCCGGCGGCGGTGGAAGCAATCATTACTATCGCAACGGGGCTTCTGGACAATATGGATAAAATCCTCGAAGCGGCCTTTTCTATCATCATGGGCCTGGTGGAAGGGCTGCTGAACGCCCTGCCGCAGCTGATCGATGCCCTGCCGGAAATCATAATGACCATCGTCGATTTCATCACGGATAATCTGCCTGAAATCATCGCCATGGGTATCGAGCTCATTGTCCAGCTTGCGGTTGGGCTGATCAAGGCCATACCGCAGCTGGTGGCAAAGTTGCCGGAGATCATCGCGGCGATCGTAACCGGCCTGGGCAAAGCGGTGGGAGCAGTGTTTGAAATCGGCAAGAACATCGTGACGGGTCTCTGGGAAGGTATCAAGTCTTTGGGTTCTTGGATAGCGGACAAGGTCAGCGGCTTCTTTTCCGGCATTGTTGACGGCGCGAGATCCCTGCTAGGCATCAACTCTCCCTCGACGGTGTTCGCAGGGATCGGCGAGAATATGGGGCTTGGCATCGGCAAAGGCTTCACCGACGCCATGAAAAATGTCAGCGCGGATATGCAAAAGGCCATCCCCACCAATTTTGACATGGACGCCACTTTGTACGGTGTGGGCAGCGAATCGGTTTCCGGGCTTGGCGGTCAGGCATTCAATGTCACCATCCCCTTAACCATGGACGGCACAACCCTGGCCCGTATTCTCGCACAGATCCAATGGAGCCAGAACAGCGTCCAGGTTCGCAATCTTGGCATCGCCTGATGGGAGGTTTTTATGAAAATTGAGATATATAACGAAAGTATCCTGATCCAGAGCTTCAATAAGGTTCTCTCCGCGACGCTTAGCGACCACCTTTCCGGGGAGCGCACCTTGGAATTTTCTGTGATCACCCCGCGTTCGCAGCCTATTTCTACAGGCATGATCGCAAAGCATGAGGGGCAGTATTACAGCATTGTCCGTGTAGCGCGTGGGATGACAAACGGCATTCCCGTCAGCTCCGTGTCCTGTGAGCATATTTCCTATGTCCTGAACAACGAGGAATATAACCTGGTGACCTTTGTATTTGAGGGGTATCCCGCTGCCGGGCTTGCCCAGCTGCTTACGGGAACCCCCTTCTCTGTGGGCGTAGTCGAGCCTGTGAGCACCGTAGAGGTAGCGTTTACCGAGGGGACGCTCAACCGCCGTAACGCCGTAATGCGCCTCATCGACGCCTGCGGCGGTGAGATCGAGTACGACGGCTACCGCATCAATATCCGCAGCCATCGGGGCAGTACCACGCGCCGGCTGCTGATGGACGGCGAGAATGTGACCGATGTATCCGCTATCCTCGACTCCCGGGAGCTTGTGGAAGCCTACGAGATCTCCCTATTCAAGATGGCCGACCTCAGCGCGGGCGACGAGGTGAACATCACCTTCACACCCCTGGGTATCAATGTGGATACCCGAATCATCGGCATTTCATATAACCCCTTTTACCGCTACACCGTCCGGGTGGAGGTCGGGGATTATGTGCCGAACTTATTAGCCTCCACCGCAACACGGCTTGATAAAATACGGCAGGAATTCCGGGCAGCGGATGGGCAGATGAGTTCTCGCATCGAAGATGCCGAGGGCAACCTCTCCGAATTGTCGCAGACCGTGAGCAGTTTTGACCTGCGCATCCAAAGTGCCGAGGATGACATGGCGGAGCTATCCCTTACGGTAGGCGGCTTCGATGTCCGCATCACCAACGCTGAGGGCAGCGTGGCGCAGTTGTCGCTGACTGTGAGCGGCTTTGAGACCCGGATTAGCAACGCCGAGGGCAATATCTCCACCATCAGTCAAAACGTTTCCAGCATCACAACGCGCGTAAGCACAGCCGAAGGGAATATCTCCACGGTTACTCAGACCGCAAACAAGGTGGAGTGGCTGATCAAATCCGGCACCTCGGCATCCAACTTCCTGCTGACCGACCGGACGATCTCGCTGGTGGCAAATACGATCGACCTCTCCGGCTTTGTGACCTTCAGCAATCTGTCCACTTCCGGACAGACGACGATCAACGGCGGCAACATCACCACCGGCGCCATCAACGCGGGCCTGATCACCACCGGCAGCATGAGCGCCGATCGCATTTCCAGCGGCACCCTGGACGCAAGCAAGGTCACGGTCACCAAGCTGAACGCTTCCAACATTACCACTGGCACACTAAGCGCCGACCGCATCGACGTTTCCGACATCAAGATCTCCCGGCTGTATATCGGCACAAAGGTGGCGATTGATTCCCAGTCCAATACCATTTATGTCGGCGGGGACAATTCCAGCAATTCCTTTACCAATCTGTACCTCAAGGCTTCCTCAGCTATTAATTTCAGCTCCTGGTCGTCCGCCTATGACGGCTTGACTATCGATATGTCCGGCAAGACCGTCCGGCCCAACCAGGACAATTACTTTTCCTTGGGGACCGGCGCCTATTCCTTCAAAGAGATGTTTGCCTATGCCGCCACCATTGGTGACTCCTATCCCATCATCATCAATGTGTCCGGCTCCCAGCGCCAACTTCGCCCGCGCACAACGAATACCTCTTATCCCTGGTATCTGGGAAACTCCGCCAACCCGTTTTCCTATGGGTATTTTAGTAATCTCTACGCGCAGCTGCAGGTACAACTGGGCACCAGCACCTCGGCCAAGGTCGGCTTTTTCGGTACGACGCCGGTTGCCCAAAAAACTGTGGCCAGTAGCGCCACTGTCGCCACACTCATCACAGCGTTAAAGGGCTATGGACTAATCGCATAAGGGAGGAAATTATGAATATACAACTGAAACGAATCATTGGCGCTATCGGTGCGCTGGGTAAGCTGTCGGCAACCGATCTGCCGCTGAAGACCGCCTACAATGTCAAGAAAAGTATCGATCTTCTGCAAAAGGAGGTCGACTTTTTCAATCAGGAGCGCAAAAAGCTGCTGGAGAAATACGGCACGGAAAATGAAGACGGCAGCTTTACCCTGCGGGAGGATACGCTTTTAGACGCGCAGCGGAGCATGGAGGAACTGCTGGCCATGGAGGTCGCGCCGGATATAACGGCGGTTTCCATTCCTTTGGATGACGGTATTCGGCTGTCAGCCAATGACATTGAAGCGTTAACGCCTTTCGTAACTTTTACAGAAACAGAATAAGGGGGATCTCAAAATGAAAGAAATTTGGGCTTGGGCGCAGACGGCGTTTGCAGGGCTGGGCGCTTTGCTCGGCTGGTATTTGGGCGGCCTGGACGGCTTTCTCTATGCGCTTATCGCCTTTGTGGTGGTGGACTACATCACCGGCGTACTGCGGGCGATTGTGGAAAAGAAGCTGTCCAGCCGCATCGGAGCACACGGCATCGCCAAGAAGGTGGCCATCTTCTTGGTGGTTGGTATTGGGCATCTCATCGACACTTACCTGATTAACGGCACAGGCGCGCCGCTCCGTACGGCGGTTATCTTCTTTTATATCGCCAATGAGGGTGTCTCGCTCCTTGAAAACGCCACAGCTATCGGATTGCCTGTGCCGGCCAAGTTAAAGGATGTGTTGGCTCAACTACATGGAAAGGAAGGTAACGCATAATGAATCTACGCAAACTGGTCTTCACAAATAATGCCTGCTACAGAGCAGGTAGAACCATTGTCCCCAAGGGCATCATGGTACATTCCACCGGGTCGAACAATCCATGGCTGAAGCGCTATGTAGGACCCGATGACGGTTGGCTGGGTAAGAACCAGTACAACAATCACTGGAACCAGGACAAACCCGGTGGCAGGCAGGTCTGCGTTCACGGTTTCATCGGGAAACTCTCCGACGGTACGATTGCCACATACCAGACCCTCCCTTGGAATATGCGGGGGTGGCACTGCGGGAGCGGCGCCAAAGGCTCGGCTAATGATTCGTATATAGGGTTTGAAATCTGTGAGGATGGGCTGACCGACAAAACTTATTTCAATGCCGTCTACAGGGAAGCTGCCGAACTGTGCGCTTATCTCTGTAAGCAGTATGGGCTGACTGAGAAGGATATTATCTGCCACTCCGAGGGTTACAAGCTAGGTATTGCCAGTAATCATTCTGATGTGATGCACTGGTTTCCCAAGCATGAGAAGAGCATGGACACGTTCCGTGCAGAAGTTAAAAGGCTGCTTGATACCGCTAACGCTCCCGCCCCTAAGCCGAACGATCCGAAAAAGCTATACCGTGTTCAGATCGGAGCTTACTCAGTCAAAGCAAACGCAGATGCCATGCTGGCAAAGGTCAAGGCGGCGGGTTTCAAGGATGCCTTCGTTAAAACAGAATAAAAGCTTTACGTAAATTATCACGTCCATCGAGCCGGATTCTCTACTCGGTGGGCATTTTTTTCCTTAGGGGTTTACTCCCGCCGTTCCCGTGGCCTACCTGTGAGGGATACCTCCCTCGGAATGGGGTGCGGTCATGATACGGGATGAAATCATCAAGATCAATGAACTTCGGAAAGACGGAATGGGCTATAAGCGGATATCCGCACTTATGGGCATTCCCATCAATACAGTCAAATCCTACTGCCGCAGAAACCCTGTCAGCGATGTTGCGGTATGCCGGCAGTGCAGAGAACCCATCAAGCAGACGCCGCATAAGAGAGCTAAAAGGTTCTGTTCTGACTCTTGCCGTATGGCATGGTGGAGAGCACACCCGGAGCAAGTTCGGCGGAGAGTCTTTCACCTGACCTGTGCAAGGTGCGGAAAGCCCTTTGACAGCGTTGGCAGCGGCAAGCGGAAATATTGCTCACGCGCCTGTTACGCCGATGCCCGCCGCAAGGAGGTGCGGTAGATGATGCCGGACGAACTGTTCCGCCGTGTGGCCCTCTACCGGGCGACGATGTCGCTCATGCGGGGGATGCTCACCAAGGGTATTATTTCTGAGAAAGAGTACAAGGAGATCGATAGAATATTTGCCGAAAAATACGGCTTATCTTCGTCCACTATATATCGCTGACCCCCTTGCTATTGCTACGGATTTGAGCGAATATGTCATATACCGAGGAGGTGATAACAGTGGAACGTAAGGTAACAAAGGTCGAGTTTCAGATTCCCGCGCAGCCGGCAGCGAAGCGCGTGGCGGCATACGCACGCGTTTCCTCCGGCAAGGACGCTATGCTTCATTCGCTCTCGGCGCAGGTCAGCTACTACTCCGACTTTATCCAGCAACACCCCGGCTGGCTCTACTGCGGCGTGTATGCCGACGAAGCCCTGACTGGCACAAAGGACGACCGAGAGGGCTTTCAACGTCTGCTAGCTGAGTGCCGTGCCGGGAATGTGGACATGGTCATTACAAAGTCTATATCCCGTTTTGCCCGAAATACGGTAACGCTATTGGAAACAGTGCGGGAGCTGAAAAATCTGGGCGTAGACGTCTTCTTTGAAGAGCAGCACATTCACACCGTTAGCGCCGAGGGCGAGCTGATGATGACCATACTGGCATCCTATGCCCAGGAAGAAAGCCTGTCAGCCAGCGAAAACCAAAAGTGGCGGATCCAGCGGAATTTTGAGGAGGGAAAACCCTGGAACTGCACGATGTTAGGTTATCGGCAAAAGGATGGCTGGCCCGCAGTAGTGCCTGAGGAGGCAGAGATCGTCAGGGGTATTTATCACGACTACCTTTCCGGCCTAGGTGTTCAAGGCATTGCAAAAAAGCTAAATGAAAACGGCGTCCCGTCCCGCATGGGTAAAAATTGGAGCAGACATTGCATTAACGGGATATTGCGAAACCCAACCTATACAGGCTGCTTGCTCCTGCAGCGAAAGTACCGTGAAAACCATCTGACAAAACGGACGCTTGACAACAAGGGTGAGCTTCCCATGTACAGCGTAGAAAATAGCCATGAGCCTATCATTGACAGAGAGATGTTCGATGCCGTGCAAGCGGAAATTGAGCGGCGAGCCAAAAAACACGCGCCCAAATCCAAGAAGCAGGACGTTTACTCTTTCACCGGCTTAATTACTTGCGGCCTCTGCGGTAAAAATTATCGCAGGAAGGTCACGGCCACGAGTCCAGTCTGGATCTGCTCAACTTACAACACGCTGGGTAAATCGTCCTGCCCATCCAAGCAGATACCGGAAGAAACGCTGCTATCCGAAACCGCCGCTGCGTTGGGACTACCAGCCTTTGACGATGATATATTTTCGGAACGCATTGAACGTATCGAGGTGCCGGAACCAAACCATCTGCTGTATGTGTTTAAGGACGGAAACACAGTTCGGCGCGCGTGGCAAGACCGCTCCAGAGCGGAAAGCTGGACGCTGGAAATGAAAGAAACCGCAAGGCGGCGGGCTTCTCGGCAAAGGAGGGCAAGCAAATGACAAAGACGGCGCGGTCGGTCACGGTCATCCCGCCGACCATCAATCCCATCACCCATTTGCCGGGCTTATCAGTAAGAAAGCGCCGTGTTGCCGGATATGCTCGTGTTTCCACCGATAAAGACGAGCAGTTCACCAGCTACGAAGCGCAGATCGACTATTATACACAATATATCAAGAGAAATCCCGAGTGGGAGTATGTGACCGTCTATACGGACGAGGGCCTATCCGGTTTGAATGCAAAAAAGCGCGAGGGCTTTAACCAGATGGTGGAAGACGCCCTTGGGGGTAAGATAGACCTTATCGTCACCAAATCCGTCAGTCGATTTGCCCGAAACACAGTGGATAGCCTGGTTACCGTACGCAAATTGAAGGAAAAAGGCGTGGAGGTGTATTTTGAAAAAGAGCAAATTTTCACGCTTGACAGCAAGGGCGAACTGCTCATCACCATCATGTCCTCGCTGGCGCAAGAGGAGTCCCGCTCCATTTCCGAAAACGTCACCTGGGGTCAGCGCAAGCGGTTCTCGGACGGAAAGGTCAGTCTTCCGTACAGCCAGTTCCTCGGCTACGAACGTGGACAGGACGGCATACCGCAGATCGTAGAGGAAGAAGCGGTGCTGGTCAGGCGTATTTATAATCTTTTCATGAGCGGAAAGACTGCCTGTGCGATAGCAAAAAAGCTTACCTCCGAAGGCATTCCTACACCAGCTGGCAAGGCAAAATGGCAGGTAAGCACGATTGAAAGCATCCTCACGAATGAGAAGTATAAGGGCGCTGCATTACTGCAAAAACGATTCACCGTTGATTTTCTTACAAAAACTATGAAGGTAAACGAGGGCGAGGTACCCCAATACTGGGTGGAACACTCCCATGAGCCGATCATACCTCCGGATGAATGGGATGTCGTTCAGAAGGAATTTGCACGGCGCAAGGCTCTGGGTCGCAGATACAGCGGGAACAACGTATTTTCTTCCCGCATCGTCTGCGGCGACTGTGGAGCATTTTTCGGTTCCAAGGTTTGGAACTCCACCAGCAAATACCGCCGCACCATATGGCAGTGCAACGCTAAGTTCAAAAACGAACATAAATGCATGACGCCCCATCTGGACGAGGAGCAGATTAAAATTCGCTTCCTCGCTGCCTTCGACACCCTGCTTGATTGCAAAGATGCTCTTCTGGAGAATTGCGAACAGGTTAGAGCTATGTATACAGACTGCTCCGCCATCGACACCGAGCTTGCTGAGCTGCTCCGTGAGATCGATGTAGTCACTGAGCTGACGAGAAAGTGTATAGAAGAAAATGCCGTGAACATTCAAAGCCAGGATGAGTACCTTATCCGCTATAACTGCTACGTGGAACGGTACGATGCGGCAAAGGAAAAGGTAGAGGTGCTGGAGCAGGAGCGGACGCTGCGTTTAGCACGAGCGGACGCCTTTGACGCCTTCATCCAGACTGTAAAAGAGCTGGATACCGTCCCCTCCGAGTTTGACGATAAGTTGTGGCAAAAGACCATAGACGCAGTCACAGTAAGAAACGACGGAGTGCTGGTATTCAGATTCCAAAACGGAATGGAAATAGAAGGATAACAAAATAACCCATTTGCAGGCGTCACATGGCGCGGCAAACGGGTTGTTTTTCTTTTTAAGAGTGCAAGGGTGCAGAGTGCAAATAAGGGCCTCATCGTGCATTCTTGCGCTGGATTGCTCAACGTTTGAAATCAACGTAGATAATGTTGCCCTCAATTCTTATGCGGGGTTTTCTTTTTTAATCCCTACTGCATGCGATGATAACATATTTAGTGCATCCTGCTGCGCCCTCTCGTCCGCATTTCGCGCAGCAGACAAAAGAGCCTTCTCATACGCTGTCAATCTGGACGCATCGGGCTTGGCTCTGCCGAAAATGTCATCAAGCGACACTTCAAAACAGTCTGCAATTTTTATGAGCATATCTATTGATGGTTCCCTATCTCCGGTCTCATACCTTGAATAAACGACGGACGAGCAACCTATATAATCAGCAACGGCCTTTTGAGTAAGCCCTTTTGCCAGTCGAATTTCTTTCAAGTTCATGGTCACACCTCCACGACTATATTTTATTACCATATTGGCAACAAAGATATTACCGAATCGGTAACTTGACTCTTGACTATCTACCTTATTGGTAATATACTACTACCATGTCGGTAATACGGGGGTGCGGTGTATGTGTGGTTTACGTACGATCAGGCAGCAACAAAAAATCTCACAAAAAGAACTTGCTAAAGCGACTGGCCTATCCGCAGCTAGCATCAGCCGATATGAAACTGGCGATAGAAAGTTATCCGTTGATGTTGCGAAGCGGCTGTCCGTAACCTTGAACATAAATTGGGCCTCTCTTTTCGACGAACAGATGGCAACAAAGGACGCATAAGGCGGGTGACAGGCGAAATGGGTGCAACTTTTGAATATGGGTACTTTTCATCTATCAAGCAGAAAAAGGTTGAGTGGCTATGGTACCCATATATACCGTATGGAAAACTCACGCTCCTTCAAGGTGATCCTGGAGAGGGCAAATCAACTTTCATTTTAAATGTTGCCGCGCTTCTGACAAGAGGCTCACCCATGCCAGACGGATATGAAGTGCCTACACCACAAACGGTAATATATCAATGCGCAGAGGACAGTATGGTTGATACCGTGAAGCCGAGACTGGTCGCCGCTGACGCTGACTGCGATAAGGTTGCATATATCGTTGATGAAACAGATCGGCTTACATTGGAAGATGACCGCATTGAAAAAGCAATCCTGCAAACAAAAGCCCGATTACTCATTCTTGATCCGCTGCAGGCATTTCTGTCTCAGGATGGCGATATGCAAAGTGCTGGCCGGATGCGCAATATCCTCGGAAAGCTTTCATTGCTCGCGGCGAAGTATAATTGTGCCATCGTCTTGATTGGGCATATGAACAAAGGGAACGCCGGTAATAGCATATACCGTAGTCTTGGCAGTATTGATATTGCGGCGATAGCCAGAAGTGTGCTGATGATAAAAAGAGATGGAAAGGATTCGCAGGTACGATATATGATCCCCATAAAATCCAGCCTGTCGCCAGAGGGCACGGCGATTGCTTTTTCGCTCGGCGGAGAGGAAGGTTTTCAATGGCTGGGGCCGTGCGATTTAGACTTCTACGACATAGAGGAATGCCACACCCGGAAGAATGGAAAAAAGACCGATGTTGCTGATTGCCTTATAGAAATGCTAAGTGAGCATGATGTATTGAGCGCTGATATTCTCTCCGAAATGAGCCAGCTTGGCGTGTCTCGGAGGACGGTGTTCAACGCAAAAAAGGAAGTCGGTGTTCAAGCATACCGGAAAAATAATGCCTGGTATTGGCGGTTACCTAAAACACGCCTGGACGACGGCGTTGACGGAATAATGCAAAGCTGTGATACAGTGGAACGAGGTTAACCACAATGAAAAATGATGAGGGCAGAGAACAAATACGTCAGATTTATCGGCGAGAAGAACCTGGGGAAAAGGTGTTTATTCCGGCAAAGCCGAAAATAGATATTTTTGAGGGCGGGAGGATATTCCGAATATGTGCCTATTGTCGCGTTTCAACGGACAATGATGCGCAATTATCCTCTTACGAGTTACAGCAAGGCCATTATACCCAAGTTGCTGAGAGCCATCCCAACTGGGATCTAAAGCGAATATTCGCGGACGAGGGGATTTCCGGCACTTCTCTTAAAAACAGAGATGAGTTCAACGCAATGATCGCTGCCTGCGAAGCTGGAGAATATGACCTAATCGTAACAAAGAGCGTTTCCCGTTTTGCAAGGAATTTGGTGGACTGCATCTCTCTGGTACGCAAGCTAAAGAGACTGAATCCACCCGTGGGTGTAATCTTTGAAACCGATAATCTTAATACGCTCTCCGAGGATTCCGAACTGATGCTATCCTTCCTTGCAACATTTGCTCAGGAGGAGTCAGTAAAGAAAAGTGAGAGTATGCTTTGGTCGCTCAAGGAGCGCAATAAATCTGGGAAGCTGCTTACCCCGGCATTGCTCGGATATGAGCGGCCTAGAGATGAAGTCGGACGGTATATCAAATACGCACCGCTTCAAATTGTTGAATCGGAGGCGGATATCGTCCGTTTCATATTTAATGCTTTTCTTGCTGGGCGGTCGACCACCGATATTGCTACACTGCTCACGGATATACAGTGCCAGACAAAGACAGGCAGCACAGAGTGGAATGAAGGCTCAATCAATTACATACTGAAAAACGAACGATACTGCGGAAATGTTCTCACGTGGAAAACCTTTACCGCAGATTTGTATGAGCACAAGCACAAAAGGAATCGGCAAGACCGCGATCAATATTTGTATGTCAATCATCATGAGGCAATTATATCTGTAGAAAAATTTGAGGCAGTGCAGGTACTGCTTGCAAATAAAAAGCACCATGTTCGCGGCGGTCTCCCTGTTATGCAGGTTATTGAGGATGGAATATTCAGAGGGTTTGTTCCGGTTAATCACCATTGGCTGAACGATGACCCCAACACCTATTATGATGCATCAAACAGCGTAGAAAATAAAAATGCCCTAAAAAGAATCCGCAGAAGAGACTTCAGCGCTTTCAACCTTGAAGGCTATCAGGTGGTGCGTGGTCAGTTCCTGACCGCAAGGTATGAATGCCCAAGTATCACGATAGCAAAAGAGCGGATTTCTTTTAACGTCAACTGTATGAGAAAGTTTTTCGATGTGCCGTATATTCAACTGCTGCTTCACCCAACAGAAAGAAAAATCGCCATACGCCCATGTAATGAAAGCGATGTCCATAGTATCAGATGGCGTGTGGATACGGAAAAACCTTTGTCCACCAAAACAATAAGCTGCCCGCATTTTGGTAACGCTCTGTTCCAGATTATGGGCTGGAATCCGGACTTCTTATACCGAATACGCGGAACCTGGGCTGCAAGGGACTGCGACGAGATTATTGTGTTCAACCTTACTAACGCTGCCCCAGCGGCATACATAAACAATAGTATTAAGGCAAGCGGAAGCATCCACCGGAAAAGGGTATCACTTTGCCCAGAAGAATGGAGTGATACGTTTGGGCAGGAATTCTACGATTATGGTGTTCAAAACGGGTTCTTTTTTATCGCTCGCAATTATGACTGGAAAGCACAGTCAAAAGCGATTACGATTCCTGGTCTTGAAAACACCACTGTGCTATCTGCGGACGAGCTGCAAATGACCATAGAAAACTTACGATTGAGGGTGGGGCCTGCTCATGGAGAATAACAAAGTGCAATACCTGTTGGAGAACAGTAAGCCGATAGAAGAAGCATTGGACGAAGAAATTGTCGACCTTGCCGGATACCAAGTCACAAAGGCGGAGCTTTTTGCCCATACCCGCGAACCGGCTGTTACCATATGGGAAAATCGCCTGAAATTCAATATGGCCTGTCTGCGCCGATTCCCAGGAGTAACGCATATCCAGATCTTGATTCACCCGGAGCAGAAGCGGCTCATCATTCGCCCCTGCGATCCAGACACTCCCGATTCTCTGCGATGGGCAATTGGAGGAGGAGAAAAGGAAATAAAAAACCGAGATCTCCTGTGTAAAGTCTTTTCGGCAAGAGTTTTCGACTTTATGCAATGGAGTCCTCAGTATCGCTATAAGCTGCTGGGAAAACCGGCTACTTGCGACGGCGAAGTCCTGTTTATGTTCAAGCTAACGGATTTCGAGTTGTTCGTTAGCGGCAAGCGGAAAGGCTCCTTCTTGCCTGAGGAGTGGCGCAATTACTTTGGAATCCCGGTCGAGCAGCATGAACAGGCATACAAAGTTGACCTCGCAGACGGTTATATAACAACCGACAGAGTATAGAGGAGGTACCAAAGTGCAGGATGACTTCAACATAAACGAGATCAGTCTTGATGGTTTCCAAGTTGTTAGAGGACAGTATTTCAGCCGCCAGCTTGAACCATCGTTCACCATTTGGTACAGCAGTGTTTCTTTTAATACCGCCGCTTTTAACGCTCTCAATAACTGCGAATCGATTTCGATAATGGTGAACAACAACACTCGGTGTGTAATAATAAAGCCAATCCCGTCCAAAGACAGGGATGCAATAAGCTGGCTTAAACCGCCGGACAGTAAGAAGTACCGGAAACTGGAATGCTCAAAATTTACCCATCAGCTATATGATTTATGGGGCATGGACAAAGAATTGCATTACCGTACCAATGGCAGACTTGTCAAGGCCGATAAGAAACTTATGCTGCTATTCGATTTTTCCAAGCCGGAAGCATGGCGTGGGGTGAAGATGGTGAGTGACTTTGAGTGAAAATACTTGCATTTCGTTTTATCTCAACGAGAATAAAATACACGTATTTTGCGATACCGTAAGAGCTATCGGAGAACCACCATATGTTCGCTTTCTGTTAAATGCAGATGGCACATCAATGATTATGGCGCCTTATAATAAAAAAGAGTTTCAGTCTATGCGTGTGCCAAAAGCGGTGTACAATAAAACCGGGAAGATGGAGTTTCGCAGCGTCGGCTTCTGTAGGCTACTCTCACACAGGCTCGGTTGGGAACAAGGGCATTCATATCGCATCCCAGGTAAAGTTCTAATAAAGCAGAGCCTGGTTTTGTTTGATTTGACGTGCGCCGTGAAGATTGGGGTTGTTGCTGGCGTTGAGGCAGCGCAACGATGATTTAGCTTGCCATGTATACTAACCGATCTGGTCGAGTACAGCGAACTTTTCGAACAGGGTGCGAACGCCAAGGGGGCTTCGACCGATAACCCAGTAGTAGCTAAAGTCACCAAATCTATATCTACATCTACGCATAATAAAATGCCTCACATTAAAGAAAACAGAGATTTAGTCCAGGAAGCGTTTCAGTGGTCGCGGTTCTTTTTATAGAGCAGCAAAAGAGCCACTAGTCCGATTATTATCAGAAGAACGTAGAATACAGGGTAGAAGATATGGCTGATCATGGTCGGATACGGCAGGCTACGTAGGGGCAGCATAGCCAGGCGCATGACAGAAAACCAAATGCCATATAACAGGAAAGCCGCGCCCTGCGACAAACGCCGCCGGAAATAGAGCCACAATATGGGTGCTAACCCCAACAATGCCAGAGTTAATTCAAATAATTGCGTGGGAAACAAATATATCTTTGGATTGCTGTTTCCAATCAGGGCAAACAGGCTGCTTATTAGTTCGGTTTCACCAGCCGACATGGGGAAAGCCACGCCCCAGCGGGAATTAGTGGCAACGCCGGCGCAACAACCATTTAAGTAGCAACCAACGCGGGCGAGCGCAAAAGCAAGACCCGCAGGCAGCACGAAGGCGTCCAAGAGGCGCCAGGCTGAAACGCGGGCCAGAAGTGAATAAAGCAAGAGAGCACCTAAGGCACCCAGGATGCCTCCGTATATGGATAGCCCGGCTAGCCGTAGGGTAAAAACATGCAGCGAGCCGCCGTAAGCCGCCGGGTTTATGGCATAGTTGAACAGCCGTGCGCCAACCAAGAACGCTGCTGCCATAGCGAGCAATAACACGAGTGCGCGCCGAATCGGCAGCCCTTCCCTTTTGAGAAGGGGAAGGGCTGCCGCAATGCCGACGAGCGCGCCTAACAGCGAAAACAGGGCATAGGATTTAATAACAAACGACATGCCAAACAGATCAAAAACAATCTCCGGTCGCAT